TGCGGTAATTGGCTTCGGCTGATGATCCGTGGCACGTTGCTCCCTTAAATTTCATAGGTGCATAGTTACGTAGCTTAGTAAATCAGCATCGGAAGCTGTCAACGGATACGGTTGTGATGCGTAGACGTATTCGCCAGTGAATGATAAGGCTATACGGAAAGGATTTGTTCTTTGGCAATATGACAAGTGAGGAAAGAAAACAGAAAAGATACGAAAGACGTAAAAGAGAACGAGAAGAAAAAGCAAGACCAGTCTGTGGTAAGGCACTTGAGGATGTGTTTGATTTTGATAAAATGTGGGACGCTGGCGAAAACTGCTGTGAAGGAGTGAACTGGAAAACCTCTACTATCAATTTCAAGTCAGTGCTTTTAACACAGACTGACTCTTTGCAAGAACGAGTTCTCAACGGTAAATATGAGTTTGGTGGGTTCAAACATTTTAAAACGATTGAACATGGTAAAGAACGTGATATTAATTCTTTAGTTATTCAAGATCGTAGTGTTCAAAAATGTTATTGTGATGAACTCATGACAGAAGCCTATTCCAGAAGTTTTATTTATGATAATAGTGCAAGTCTGCCTGACAAGGGTATGGATATGACTTTAAAAAGACTTGTTGAGTTCTTGCATCATCATTATCGTTTGTTTGGTCTGGAAGGTGGAATTTATCAATTTGATTTTCATGGATATTTTGCTTCAATACCACATGATAAAGCAAAAGAACGTTTAAAAAAGCATATCCTTGATCCTAAGTTACAAGAAATTGGTTGTCAGTTAATTGATGATTTTTTAGAATTGGGCGGCGTTGAACACGACCCGGACAATCCCCGTGGTGTTGGATTAGGCAGTCAAGTTTCTCAAAATATTGCTTTAGATTATGCCAGCCCGATTGATCATTATATCAAAGATAAACTTGGCGTTCATGGATATGCGAGATATATGGATGATGGATATGTAATAAGTGATTCTTTAGAATTTTTAAGAGGATTGCATGATACTTTAGTTGAACTTTCTAATGAAATGGAAATTGAACTAAATGAAAAGAAATGCAAAATAACTCCATTTAAAAATCACAGTTTTAAATTTCTTAAAATGCGTGTTCGCTTAGAACCTACAGGAAAAGTTGTTATCAAATTGAGCCGTAACAGCATTAAGGCAATTCGGCGCAAGTTAAAAATTTTTCGTGGATGGGTTGATGAAGGAAAAATGAGCGCAGAAGATGTGTTTACCTCTTATCAATCTTGGCGTTCACACGCTGCAAGGTGCGATAGTTATAAAACAGTACATGATATGGATTTATATTTTATAAGCCTCTTTGAACAGGAATTGGCTGAATGGGATAAGAAATTTAAATGTACTTTAGATGCAAAATGGGACTATGAGATTGGATGGTTCTATTTTACATCTCCTAAAGAGTATGAAGCCAAAATGGAAGAATTGGATCGTACACGAAATGAACGTTATATGAATGGTTTTATTCCTTTGGTTAATCGCTGGGACTATCGTATGAAAAATAGAAGCAAAAGCGCCGAAGCCTTTGATTTATTGAGGGAGATTCGTGAGACTTTTTATGATAAGGAGGATGAATAATGTATAAATTAATGTCTGGCGACAAACTGGTTGGGGTATTTCAGAAATTAGTTTTTATTCGGAAAGTTGCCGAAACTAATACGAACATTGAATGTCCTAAAGGCGAAGCAGATGCTATTGTGGCTGGTGGTATTGTATACGCCATTACTAATTCAACCGATTATCAGGATTGCGAACAAGTTGCGGTTTTTGAATTAGATAGTGAAGTAGAACGTACTGCTGAACTTGATTATATGCGAGTAATGGCAAATCTTATTTAAAGGAGGATGGAATATGACAATTTTAGAAATGGTACAGAAATACTATCCTGCTTTGTGGTGCAAAGAACAGGTTGATGAGTTACTTACAAATTGCAAGATTACTGTTGCTGATTATTTGACTGTCTTTCCTATTAGCGAAGATAATCCTGTGACAGATGAAATGATGAATTTATTGCGGACAGCTAAATTAAATGAACTTCGTAATTATTGTAATGGTGCAATCGAGGCTGGTGTTGATGTGTCTACGTCTAATAGCGGCGATACCACTGAACATTTCTCCTTAGATAGTTATGATCAGAATAACATTACTAATATGTTCTATTCTGTAATGGCTGGCGTGGAGGAATATCCTTATCATGCAGATGGCAAAGAGTGTACCACATATAGCAAGTCCGATATTGTGGCGATTTATGTTGCCGCTCAGTCTACGATTACTTATCATACCACATATAACAATATGCTTCGTGTTTTGGTAAATCGGACAACTAATATTAACGATTTGGCTGGTATTGTTTATGGCATGGAGTTGCCAGAAGATTTGAATACTTTGATGCAAAGTAATATTACTGCTGCACAAGCACAGATTCAAAAGATTCTTGCTACCCTTTCTGGTGGTTCAACAGAGGTGCTTGATTAAAAATATAAAGGAGATTGTTTAAATGCAGATTTATAACAAATACATTGTAATAATGCGATATAAAAAACTGGCTCAATGTGGTAATGTGAATCTTCCTTATGGAACCGAATGTGTTGTTATAGACAAACACATTATTTGTGATAAGGGAATTATTTGTTATGTTGCAAGTCAAGATGCTTTTAATTACTTTTCGCAAAACGATGATGGCAATGGCCTTGAGAGAGGCCGTTTAACTCAAGCAATTATAAAACGTCTGGATCGAAAAGAATATGATCCCACATATCAAGATAGATGGGATAAAGTTTGGAGTGATCCTGTATGCCAAAAATATAAACGTTCTGATTTTGCAGACCATTGGCTTTGGAATTATGATTTTTATAATGCGCCTTTACTCGATCTCCAGTATATTGCAAAGTTGGTTGGTGTGAAATGAAAATTAAAAATGTTATTAAAATGGTAGTGTTACTGTTAATTGGTGGCACTACCTATTTTGGTATTGAGATGCTATGGCGTGGTCATAGTCATTGGACGATGGCTCTTGTAGGAGGTATTTGCTTTGTTTTAATTGGCGCAATCAATGAATACTTACCGTGGGAACTTGGTATGATTCAACAGGCGTTTACTGGAGCAAGCATTGTTACGTGTGTTGAACTGATTGCTGGCCTGATTTTGAATGTCTGGCTTAAACTTGGCATTTGGGATTATTCAAATATGCCGCTTAATTTATGGGGACAAATATGCCTTCCATTCTTTTTTGCATGGGTGGCGTTATCTGTAATAGCTATTGTAATTGATGATTACTTGCGCTATTGGTTATTTAATGAAGAGAAACCTCATTACCAGTTGATTTGAAAGGGTTGTGCTGAATTGGCACAGCCCTTTGCTTATAAGAACAGAAGGGAGACATTTCAATGGGGAGGAAAACTAATCAATGTCTTGAAACAACACCTGAAAAGATTGAGCAGATTAACCCTGAAAACATTCAGTTGTTAAATGATTTTATGACATATCTTCGTTCAGTAGATAGGTCAGAATTAACAATTAATGTATATGAGAATGATTTGCTCATCTTCTTCTGTTGGGTTGTTGATAATGCAAAGAATAAATTTTTTACTGAGGTTAATAAGAGAGACATTATGATGTTTCAAAATTATGCCTTACAGCAAGGATGTTCGGCAAGCAGAGTACGACATTTGAAAGCTGCATTATCTTCAATTTCTAATTTTATCGAAAATATTCTGGATGACGAATATCCGAATTTCCGTTCTGTTGTTCGTAAAATTGAAAATCCAGTTAATGAACCTGTTCGGGAAAAGACTATTCTAACAAAAGAGCAAGTGCAATCATGCCTTGATTATCTTGTTGAACACAAGAAATATGAACAGGCTTGTTTTCTTGCGTTGGCGGCATATTCTGGTCGGCGTAAGGCTGAACTTGCACGTTTTAAAGTGTTTTACTTTGATGACGAGAATATTATCTATGGCTCTTTATACAAAACTCCAGAGAAGATTAAGACAAAAGGGCGTGGGCGAAATGGCAAACAGTTGATTTGCTACGTGTTGTATAAACCATTTAAGCCATATCTTGATCTCTGGCTTGCTGATCGTCAAAAACGTGGGATTGAAAGCGAATGGCTTTTTACTGATGTTCATGATAGGACACAGCCGATTACTATTTCTCGCATGAATAGTTTCGCCAGAACTTATTCCAAGATTATGGGTACAGACGTGTATCTTCATTCTCTACGGCATTTTATGACTTCAGAATTAGCAAGAGCCAATATTCCTGATTCTGTTATTCAATCTCTTATTGGTTGGGATTCTGCGGATATGGTCAATGTTTATAAAGATATTGATGCAGATGAGGAATTTGGAAAGTATTTTAAAGATGGTGAGGTTATTGGACAGAAACAAAGTAGTTTGTCTGATCTGTAAGGAGGTGGACTATGGCGTTAGTTGGTAAAACGGTAGAGGAAAAAATTTATAACTTCTTGAAAGCTGCGGGATTTACCGATGCTGGTGCTGCTGGTCTGATGGGTAATTTATATGCAGAGAGTGGGTTAATTCCTACAAATTTACAAAACTCTTATGAAAAAACATTGCATATGACGGATTTAGAATATACGGCTGCTGTTGACAATGGTTCTTATACAAATTTTGTTCATGATTCGGCTGGATATGGCTTATGGCAACTTACTTATTGGTCACGTAAGGAGGGCTTTTTAAAGTATACAAAATCTAAGCATAAGTCTATTGGTGATCTGGAAACTCAACTTGAATATTTGATGATCGAATTAAAACAATATGGCTTATTAAATATTTTGAAAAATTGTGAATCTGTAGTTGAAGCAAGTAATTTAATCTTGTTGCAATTTGAAAAACCAGCAAGCATGAATGAAAAAGCAACTCAGAATAAACGTGCCAATTACGGACAGGGTTATTATGACAAATTTGCAAAATCTCAAAAAGAAAAAGAAGAATTTACATTAGCTGATTTTACTGCTCTTTTTTATGAGATGCGAAAAGAACTTCAAGATAATGATAGTAATGATTATAGTTTAGAAGCAAGAAAATGGGCCGTTGAGAAAGGTCTTATTGCTGGTAATGGAACCATTGTTAATGGTGAACCTAACTATATGTGGGGCGATATTCTTACAAGAGAACAGTTTGTCACTGTAATGTATCGTTTTGCACAGATGCTTTAAAGGAGTGAAATTATGATTAATTTAAACAATATTGTGTCAAATGGAAATTATCTTGTTGATAGTGCGACTGGTGAGAAGGTTGTATTCTATGAATGTGATCCTGCGAAAAATTATGAGTGCAATAAAGCATTGTGCCGTGTAGATGCTCAAGAAGATGAAAGCGGGTTTGGTTTTTGTGCAAAAACTGTTGATCCACGTTTTCGTAAAGACGGTGGAAAGGCTTGGTATGCTGTATTGAAAACGCCGGATGAAGGTGAGCCTTATTGGGGCAGAGAGTATATTGAGGTGAACTAATTATGATGACAGTACAAGAATGTATTAATTATGTAGAAAGTCACTTAGAAGTACGATATGCAACAGAAAATGGTGCTTATACTTGTGGTCGTACAATTAACCCAAAGGGTTCTGTTAATCATTCTGTTGGTTGCGCTCAACCAAATGTAGATGTGTTCTATAAGTTAATGAATAAAGAATCTTGTGGTTGGGGTGTAAATGCTATTTTAGGAGATTTTCATAAAGGAGAGGGACGAATTCTTTTGACCTTAAAATATAATAGCCGTCCTTGGGGCTGTGGTGCTGGAAGTAAAGGTTCTTGGAATAATTCAAAAGTCCAATGGGAAATTTGTGAACCAGCGGGTCATACATATGCTGGTGGTACGATGATTGGTTATGATGTTGCAAAAAACCAGCAGTTTTTTGATCGTATGTGGAAAATGGTTGTTGCTTGGAATGTTTATATGGTAAAGAAATTTGGCTATCCTGTTTCTGGTATTAGCGACCATGCCGAGTCTTATAAAGCCGGATATGGCTCTAACCATAGTGATGTTGGTCAATGGTGGCCTAAACATGGAAAGAGTATGGACGCTTTACGTAAAGAAGTTCAAACAATTCTTAATGGTGGTGGTAGTGCAATTTTAGATCAGGGTAAAACGGTTAATTATCAATCTAAAGTGATTGCAGATGATGGACTAAATTGCCGTGATGAACCTAATGGAACAATTTTGATGGCATATCCCAATGGAGCAATTTTGACTATTACTCAAGAAAAGAATGGTTGGGGTTTTACTGGTGCTGGCTGGGTTTCGCTTCAATGGGTAGAAAAAATTTCTGATAATATTATGCAGGAGGATGATGATATGGATTTGGCAAAGTTTAAAGAGTTTTGGAATCAGATGCGAAAAGAACTTCAGGATAATGACAGTAGCGCATATAGCAAAGCTGCACGTGAATGGGCGACAAGCACTGGCTTGATTGCTGGTAATGGTACACAGATTAATGGTGAACCTAATTATATGTGGGCTGATATTTTGACACGTGAACAGTTTGTTACTGTTCTTTATCGGTTTGCTCAGATGATGGGTAAGGCATAAAAATGAGGTGATTGTATGGGTGGAAAGCATTTGAAAAGGCGAAAAGGTCTTTTTTACCATCTCATACATCTTGGGTTTACTAATCGTCTTGCTCTTTACATTATGATTTTTCTTGCTGCTGGCTTGGCTGGCGGCTTTTATCTTGCTTTAAAAAGTATTCAATATAATTATGCTGGCGCACTGGCTTGTTGGACTATTGTATTTACTCCTATTGGCACAGCCGCCAGTATTGTATTGAGTCAAATTGTACGGAAAAGTACGATTGAAAATTCAAGCGCAGATGGTGAAGGAATTAAATATGCCGCAGCAAAAGCGAATGGATTTATTCAAACTGGATCGGATGATAGTCCGGGAATTTAAGGAGGTAACGTATGGAATATATGCAATACATTGTTTCGATTTTGGCTGGTCTTGCAGCGGTCATTCCTCTGGTTATTAAGTTGATTGAATATGTTCAAAAGGCCACAAAGGAAAAGAATTGGAATAAGTTAGTGGCTATGGTAATTGACTTGATGCAGACGGCAGAATCCAAACTTGAAAAAGGTGCAGACAAAAAGGAATGGGTTTTGGCAATGGTCAAATCTTCTGCTGATACAATCAATTATGATGTAAACATGGATGAAGTTGGAGCCTTGATTGATAGTCTTTGCGATATGAGCAAGGTAATTAATACTCCAAAAGTTTCTGAAACTAAAGTGAAATAACAATGGATACAAACATAATGACAGGAGGTGTGTAGAATGAGCCTTATGGAAATCAAGGAGTTGTTGTCTGAAAATACTGGCACACTTCTTGCTATTGTGGCTATTGCTATGACGTTGATTGAGGTAACACCAATTAAGGTAAATCCGTGGTCTGCTTTTGGTCGTTGGATCGGACGTATCTTTAATGGGGATGTTTTAAAGAAGTTGGATACTTTAGAAAAAGGGCAACATGAGACACGTAAACGGTTGGATGAGCATATCCGTGTAGACGATGAGCGTGATGCAAATTTACATAGGCAGCGTATTTTGCGTTTTAATGCTGATCTTATGAAAGGTGACGATTGTTATACACATGAATATTTTGTAGATGTGTTACATGATATTGATGAATATGAAGATTTTTGTGAAAGTCATCCGGGTTATAAAAATAACCGGGCAGTAATGGCAATCGCAAATATTAAGCGTGTTTATGAGCAACATGAAAAAGACGAAGATTTCTTGATTTAAATAAATTTAGGGGTACAGGTTTATAGCCTGTACCCCTATTTTTTTACGGATAGTAAGAAATTTGAAAACCACATCGAGTCTTTTTTCATTTGGTGTAAAACTGGTGTAAGATTCAAAATGTCATATCTGGCATTTGAACTGTCATTGTCCTAAATTGCCTTGTTTTGTGCTGTTTTCTACGATTATTGTAATACTTCAAGCCCGTTTTGGAAAATCGTTTGCATATCCACATGATTTAAGAAGATATTCTTTGCCGTTCTATAACTGCCGATAAGTTTCTAAACAGCCCTATTTTGTAGGCATTTTTGTGATTTTGGTTGAAGAAACATTTTATTCTCCTACCATGTCCTACATCGTCCTGAGAAATTAGGTTGAAATGGTGTAGGTTTTGGTGTAAATTCAACCAATCTTAATCTTGCCTTCAAGGTTGGCAAAACACTTTTTCTTCTGCTCCATAGTGGCTTCGTTGTATACATCCATCGTAGTAGAAATATTGGCATGACCCATGATTTCTTGAATGATCTTCAGGTTAGTTTCGTTTTCGCAAATGCGTGTGCAGAATGTATGACGTAAATTGTGGACTGAAAAGTGCGGGAGCAAAATAGGCTCTCGCCTTTCTTTTTTCGCCCGGTCAACTTCCATAGTGTTATAGGCATTGATGATCCGCTTGAGAGTTTGATTGATACTGGTAGGATGATGGATAGTTCCCCTGTTGCCGACAAAAACAAAGCCAGAGTAACCGTCAATTTCCTGCTGACTGAATCCTGTCTGCATTTGTCTAAGACGTTCATTCAGCAAGGCACGTTTCACTTCCTTGAACATAGGAATGTCTCTTGTGCCAGCATCGGTTTTTGGAGTAGATATATAGAACCTGCGTCCTTTACCTTTTTCGACTTCAGTATAAGAAACACTGTGATTAATAGAAATGATGTTCTCTTGAAAGTCACAGTCCTCCCACCGTAAGCCAATAGCCTCACCTATACGACAACCAGTTCCAAGTAAAAATGTGATCAGCCCAAGCCATTTGTGATACACGGATGAATTACGAAGGAAATCGACAAATACTTCTTGCTGCTGTTCTGTCAATGCGTGGCGTTTATCCTGTCCCCATCCATTCTGCTTTTTGAGTTCCGCATAAACTTGATAAGCTGGATTAGACCTGATATACCCATCACGTACTGCCAGAGTAAAAATAGGGTGTAAAATGGTATTGACAGCATGGATCGTGTTAGGTTTCATTTCCTTATCAAAATACAAAGAAAGATAGAATTGCTTAATATCACTGTACTTGATTGAACCGATTGGACGAAAACCAAGTTCATCTCTGATCCAGTTGTCATAAGTGTTTGCATAGGTAAATCGTGTAGAGGGTTTCAATTCTTTCTTCATGCTCATGTACTTTTCATAGAAGTCATTAAGCGTTTTCTTGTTTGCTACAAAACTTTGAATCCCATCATCCGTATCACGTGTAAGTTGTTTTTCAATCTCTCGCAAGGGTTCACAAGCCCGTTTGTGTGGCGGTAATTTATCAGTTTCTACAAGCCGCCAACTATAAATTGTACGTCTAACACCTCCTGCATCGTTAAAGCGATACATATACATTCCATCAGATCGTTGAGTTTCACCGTTCCTTAAAACTCTGCCTTTTGAATCACGCCGTTTTGTTTCAGTTCTTTTTTCGGACATTGTACACTCCTTTCTTATCCGAAAAAAGACCCTGATGTGGTTACTTCAATTATACCACATCGAGAGTCTTGATTCAAGGCAAATTACAAGATATTTAACTTATCAATGTAGTTTTCAAATTTCTTACGTTTAATTTGCGCTCTCGTTCCATTCCACAAAATGAAATCTGCGTCTTTATTTTCAGAAACGATTTTGTATAATTTGTCTCTGCCAATTCTGAAATAAGCTGCTGCTTCATCAATCGACAAAGTGTATTTCTCCCAAAATGGGATTTGACGTGATAATGCTACTGCTTCATCTATAAATCAATCACCTCTTTACAATTTATTCCTATCATCAATCACGTTTTGGTAAATCCACCTTTATTCCCAAGTTCACGTTCAGATTGCAACCAAATACGATCACTTATATATCCTTCAGTATAAGTTTCAGGAGGAACAGGTTTTCTTAACCACCAAGGATTATTTATATGGACTTCTTTACATTTCTTCCACATTCGTTTCAATTCAATTTCTTTGAATTTATAAGCAAAACATATTGCACCAATCCAAAGTAAGCCAATAATATCATCAACAATTCTTGGTTGAATTTCACCATAAATTAACACTTCAAGTAATTGCCAGCAAATGCTTATAGCAACGACAATACTAATGAGCCATATACAAAATTTATGATTTGTTTTCATTATGCCTCCTGATATTCCCAACCACGATTTTCAATCCATCTCTGTGCTTTTTCCTTCAGACCATAAGCATCAAAGAAAAATTCTTGAACAAGGATCATACGTGGAGTTTTATATAAGATTTTTGTATTTGAAATAATTTCATTTACGTCCAGTGTACCTTTAAACTTATTTGTAGTCGCCGTTATACCATTCTTTCCAATACGTACAGAGGTAATGGCTGCTGTCACTAATTCAAAGCTATCGTTGGTCTTTCTCAGACAACATATTTCTTTGCCAACTTGAATCATATGATGCTCATTTAATTCTTCGAGCCATTTAACAAGTTGTTCATGTTCAGCAATACACTCTAAGCAAGTTCCATCACCTTTCATGCGATCAATGGATTCATAGCAATGCTGGATTGCATCTTCAAGCGTCATGTCTTACCTTCTTTCTGTTCCTATATTTTGTATATCGTTCAGCAAAACCTTTCTCAAACTGTCTAATCTGACCATCGAATAGAAAACACCTATACCACGGCAATTCATCTTCTTCGTGATCCGAAAAATCATAATCATGCACTCCATCAGTCCACATAAAATGACACATTTGAAATTTGCCATTATGAAATCTTGGCTTGCAGAAATATATTTTTACATTGGAGCCGCCAAAGAGTTTTGCTTTAGCGGCCTCAATGAAACAGTTTGATTTATAGGTTTCTGTTATGTATTGAAAATTATTCATACCGATGTTGAACCTATTCCACCAGTTCGGATAGCGGTAGCGTCATCGTTGTCTGTAACATCATATCCCATGATAATGCCTTGTGCAAAAGCATCTCCAACATTAACCTCAAGTGTCTTGCCTGTCTTGCTATCATTTGTGATCTTAATGAAAATATGCCCCTCATTACTTTCATTGTTATAATAGTCACCGTCAACGACACCAACAGTATTGTCAAGTTGCATCCGATATTTAAACCCATAGCTGCTACGGGGATAAAGCATGAGAACTCTGCCGTGGCTTAATTGAGCCTTGACAAATGTAGGAACCTTAATAGTCTGTCCCGGCTTTAATTTAAAAGAGATAGGAGAAAAGAAATCATACCCAGCACTCCGCACTGTGGCTCTATGTGGAAGTTTAATATTCTCATAAGGTGCAACACAAATTACACCGTTTTTGGCAGTACAATCACTTGTTAATACCTTGTTATATTCTGTTTCAGATACACGTTCAAACTTATTCATATAGCCCTCCAAATGTGATATTTTTCATATGCTCTAAGAATGTGCTGCATGAGCATTGCTCTTGTTAAAAGGCCAACACCGCCCGGAACAGGAGTTATCAAGATATTTTTTGTGTTGGTTTTGTCAATAGATATATCTCCGCACAATTTATCTTCAGTACGGTTAATGCCTACATCAATAACTACTGCTCCTTCTTTGAAAAGACTGCTGCTTATAAAATCTGGTTTACCAACTGCGCTTACAAAAATGTCTGCTTTCTTAGCAAGTTCCTCAAGTTGCTTGCGATCCGTAAAGGAGTGGCATAAACATACTGTAGCATTTGCATCTGTCATAAGACGTGCCATAGGTTTACCAACAATATCGCTTCTACCAGCAATGACACACAATGCACCTTCAGTAGATACACCAATTTCATTAAGCATTTGCATGATACCGTCAGGTGTACAAGGGGCGAAAGGAGAATCAGTTAAGAACCCGTCTACATCTTTATCAGGATTCATATGATCTTTAAAATCATCCATCGTCAGGCTAAAGGGTAAAGGCAACTGGAGAATAACACCGTCTGCTTCCATGCTGTATTTCAGTTCTTCAAGTTTCATACTGACTTCATGATAGACCTGTTCACGTGTTGTAGCTGGAATATGAACATGTACACATTCAAACCCAACCTCTTGAGCATCCTTAATCTTGCCTTTTATATAGGCGGTTGATGCAGGATTATCACCAACTTGAAGTACATAAAATTTAGCTTTTATACCATGTGCTTTAATTTCATCTTTCCATTTCTGAGCAATAGACTTGCAATCAATATACTCCATTCAATCCTCCGCAGTTGTATTTATTGTTATATGCCATAGCTTCTACCGGGACATTTAAGCCTCTCCATAATATCTGCAATGAGAACTTTATACCCATCAAGACTACCATCATAGTGACGGCAAACGATACCATGCTTATTCAGGAACGCAAACAGATCAGCCGCCAACTGGTCGCTCTCGCTTTCTGTCTGGAAGCGTCCAACGGGATTGTAAGGTTTAACACGGTTGACAAACACATTCATTGAGTCATAAGAGTTAAACACCTTAGTACAAAGGGTATCAAACTCATCACCAAGCACAGGATCGTTAGCATAGAAAGGTGACAGAATGATGGGGGAGTCAGTCACTACAACATCAACCTTATCCTGAAGGCGACTGATACGGAAATACTGTTTACCAAAGATATAGGCTTGATTCTGGAACACGGCCTTGCTCTCTTCCCAAACTTTATCCTTGGCAAATTCCGTAACCAGTTCTGCATTAATACCAGCCATCTTGAGTTGCGAGAAGATATACGCTGCACCAGTAGACTTTCCTGCTCCGGGCGCACCAAAAAGATTTACAACAAGCATTAGTTACCCTCCCTAATTTTTACTTTTGGATTGTCTGTTATAGAATAATTTGCAATTACATCTTCTACATCATGACGAATATCCTCAACCAGTTCACTTTCTTCTGGATCAAGGTCATCTGTTTCAAATTGGACTTCAAGAATATATTTCAAGTATTGCCTCCATTCATGTCATTCCATAAAACTGTTTGATTGGCTTTTAAAGATTTTTGCACATCAATAATTCTTTGATTGCTTGAACCTATAAATTGCAATGTAATATCTCTTTTGTCAATTTTAAATTCGCCATCGACAATTACATTGCATAGCCGAACAATTTTTTGAATTAAACGTTCGTTGTCCGTTGTAGGAACATTAAAAGCAAAATCTTCAAAATTGTAACCCGTATATAACCAAATCTTTTTATATGGAAAAACAGATTTGAATTTGAGAATTACATTAAAAGTTAATTCAGGATTTGCTAATGGATCACCACCTGAAAGTGTTAATCTGCTGGCATATGGAACATCATAGTAGTATTGAATTAGTTGATCTAATACTGAATCAGTGAATTTCATGCCACCATCCTTACTCCACGTTTGGGGATTTTGGCACTCTGGACATTGGTGGGGACAGCCTTGAGTAAAAAATACTGCCCCCAAGCCAATACCATTTGCTACATCGTCATATTCAATACCAGCGTATCTTAAATTAAGATTCATCTGATCCGTCATGATTAATTTGTGGAGTATATTTGCTGTGCTGCTCACGTTCAAGCACTTCACGTTGTTTGCCATCATTGAAATTACGATAGTCTGTCGTAAGATACCCTGTCACACGGCGAAGCTGCTGAATGTTTTCGCTGCCACACTGAGGACACCTATCATTGAACTCGCCCTGATAGCCACAATTCAAACAACTATCAATAGGAAAGTTAAAGGCCAGATACGGAATATCAAGAACCTTAAACGCATAATCAATAATATCCTCAACAGCTTTTGTATTCTTTACAAATGTACTATCCAATTCAACATAAGTAATACAGCCGCCAGTAGGATACTTACAGAACGGAGCCTCACACTCCAACTTCTGCTGGATAGACACCTTTTCCCAAACAGGAACATGATGAGAATTTGTCAGGTATTCATGTGATGTGACATTTTCAATAATGCCATACTGATCACGGAGTCCCATCAATGCTGTGCGGCAAAGACCCTCGGCAGGAGTAGCATAGCAAGAGAAGTTTAGATTATTGCGCTCTGATGCTTCAGCAGCATACTCATTAATACGCTTAACAACAGACAGGGCAAAAGCATGAACGTCTGCATCATGAACATGATTCTTACCAAAAAGTGCTTGACACATTTCAGCAATACCAATATATCCAATCGCCAGTGTATTGTGTTTCAGCGCATTAAACACGTCCTTTTCACAATTCCTTGCATCCTGAATTGTATTGTTCTGATACATAAATGGCGCAGACTTAGGAGATTGCCGTATCATGATTTCAAAACGCTCCAAAAGCCCACGTTCTGTCAGCTTTAAGGTTTCCTCAAAAGCCTTCCAGAACCCATCCAAATCAGGCTTATCACGCTTGCCAAGACAAATACCAAACTCAATACCCAACTTAGGAAGAATAATTGTGTTAGGAACGTTATTACCACGTCCTTGACGAATATAACCAAGACCATGCCGATCATACCCAATCAATGTGCGACAACCCATCGTAGCAAAGTATGTATCAGGATTATTCTCATCCTCATGAGCCTGTGACCAGTCGCAGTTACACCAGTTAGGATAAATACGCTTACTCATAGATTTAAGAGCAAGCTGCTTGAGATCATAGTTTGGATCGCCAACATTAGCATTAGTTCCTTGCTTATACTGGAAAATACTAATGGGGAAGATACTTGTAAGGTGATGCCGTCCAATGCCGTCAATGCTGGCCTCCATGATCCACTTAGTTACCAACCGTCCCTCAAAACTGGTATCACGTCCAAGATTGATACTTGTAAAGGGAACCTGTGAACCCTGTCTGGATTCAAGTGTATTCAGATTGTGGTAAAGCCCCTGTGCGGCCTGTTTACCCTCACGCTCCAACATATCTATAGCATACTGATAAACAGTCTCATTAAACGACTTCTTAAAATACGGATCATCAATAGACCGCTTACTGTTCTTCCACTGATCTAAAATCCAGTCTGCATCTTCTCTACTATAATGATCCAAGTACACAATGCCATCTGCAAAATGTTTATAAAAACTAAGTTTTACGAATGGTGCAAGATCAAGGTCGGTATGAATACTACCAACACCGCCAAACTGTACTTGACTTTGACACTGGAACGCTACAGCATACAACTGACAAGCTGTGCTAAAAGAGGAAGGCGGTCTTACATCGCCATTGCGTGTCCTAAAACCATAGGTAAAAATCTCTTGGAAGTTCAGATTAAGACAGTTATGAATACCATAGATTGCCTTTTCAAGATCGTGCTGATATACCAACATCTCCTTATGAGCATTGGCAACATCTTGAGACAGGCCATCAAAGTCCAGTGCGATCATTTTGCCAATATCGGCTGAAGCCTCTTTTTCACGTCCAGAGAATGAGGATTCATCGACATTCGCATTTGAGTGAAAATTGACTTTGGAATCAGCACGTACCATGATTTTCTTGACAAGATTGCTATTCCTATCACGGATTTTAGTTCTTTCATTTCGATACAAGATATATGCCTTTGCAATGTCTTTGCGATAACTAAGCATAAGTTGAATTTCAACCATATCTTGAATCTGCTCAACTGTCAAATTAATACCTTTATTTTTTGACTCAATACGATCAGCAATATCATATGCAAGTTGCTTTGTATCATCTGCCAAAGAGCCATCAACCTCTACAATCGCTTTGCAAATTGCATCACTAATTTTTGTTTTGTCAAACTCAACTTCTCTGCCATCACGCTTTATTACAGTCATTGAACCACCTCTTCATTCTAATTTTTCAGTTCAATCAGATACCGAATAGTACACTGATCTTCTTTATATACTATAATTTCATCGTTACGAAGCATACTTCCTTCGTGTGCGTGTAAACAATTTGCTCCTTTACAAACACGTTGCAGTTCATCGTAATTGAAATTATAATATTTACTATCAAATGAATGTACATCATAAGGCTTGCCATATGCTACATCCATAAGAGCCATAAAGCCTGAATTGGAATTTCCTTTCGCCCAATAGCTACCTGAAAGGCTCGTATAACCTAAAGACTTTCTTGCTTTAGGAGCGTAGTAAATTCCATAGCCAAACATCTTGCCAGTAATAACAGCATTGGTAGGTTTTAAGACTAAGCCGCTATTAATAATTGACCACCAATTCTCATTGCGACTCCCATGAAAGAGTAATTTAGTATTCTTGATATTGTTGTCTTTAATGAACTGATCATATCGTTTCTGTGTTCTAAGATTTTTGACTTTCCATGCACGATAAAATTTATCAGAACAAGAACCTAAAGCAGTTTTAATAATTGCAATATCCTTGTTGTCACATTCATCAAATTCAAGACCAAGTTGTTCAAGAATGGTACAATCTTGCTTTTTGACTTCTTCAGGAGTTTCATCAATAACTTGATGTTGAACAACCTGACCACTCATAACATCAAGCAAGTTCTGTTCTTTATCAATGATACTTGCAAAATCATTTTCAGATATTGCGAGAAACGATTTTACATTACTCATTTTACGTGGAATTGTGGTAAACAACTTTAATAGAATATCGTTAAACTTACTAACATCTTTCACATCAAGCAAACTTGTTAGAATGTTTTGTGCTTCATCGACCATTGCTTGTGTAACTTTATTCGATGAGATAGTATAGTTATCACTAATGGCTTTTCGTGCCATGTTTTGTAGACGTTCTACAATCTCAGCAATAGACCTATTCTCAATTTCCTTATACTTGTTATTTTGCTTTGACTTTTCTACTTGCATTAAATCTTCTGCTAAATCGGTCTGATCAACGTATCCTTTTTTAATTTTCTCTTTGTACTTTGACTCCCATTGACTCATAGGATAAGTTCTGCGCTGCGGATTGCTGCCTACTCTACCGTATTCAGCAATCCATGTATCACCATTAGGAATTTGACGATAATACTTATTATTGTTTGCAGACGCAGTAACCATGACTAAATATCGGGGTTTATACTCTGTCATGGCAATTCCTCTTTACAGACTACAAATCAAGATTTCAATATCAGAGTCATCAAACACATCCTGAATGATTTCTTTGACTTTCTCCCAATCCAGCCTGTCAAGGCCAGAACCGATCTTAGGCATTGCCAACTTAGTAATATTTAGATTTTCACATTGATCCCTCATATCAATGATGGTATCAAGCAATGTATCATAATCAGGACGATGATAATGTCTTGGCTTAGTAACAAGATTAAATACATTGTCCACTAAGAGAGCCTTGCCTACATATCCATACTTTTCATTTGCTTCAAAAGGATAGTCCCTAAACAACTTAAAGCGCATATTATAAACTTCATCGAACTGTTTTGCAATTCCGGCACCAAGAGAGAAGTCACCAGAGATACAATGAGCAAGGTAATAACCCTGTGGGACAGCAAACAAATCTCCTGTCATTTCCATATAATTCATAATGTTCCTCCCAATTTGTTAAAGTAGAATTTTGCTGATTTCATCCCATCCATGAACTCGAATAAGACCATTTTCTTCAGCATTAAAGTTTTTGTTATGAGGTTGACTCATTAAAATTCCTTTATAAACACCGCCATCAAAGTTGTGTACCCCATCATCAATCAACCAGTCACCATACACTAATTGCTTTCTTTCTGTAATAATGAATTGCGACCATTTGAGAAACGGATACATTTCAAGTATTCTTTCAATCTTTGTATCACAAGTTTGATAGTTGGTTGCTGTGATGATATACAATTCATCTCGCTTGTTAATTTCTTCAAGAACCTTATAACAGCCATCAATAGGATTGATTTCTTTCCAAAAATTCTTATTGAAAATCGGATCATAAACCTGTTCTTTTGTCAGTGATGGAAAAAATAGACTTACATTCCAATCAACAATCTCACTACTATGTACAGTCGTTCCATACATTCTATTGAGATATGTTACCCATATCTGACACAGATTCTCAATAGTATCATCTGCATCACACAGAATGATTCTCTTATCCCGCATTTAGACCTCCGATAGTCTTTAAAATTTCCGGGACTTTATTTCTTAGGTCTTGCAGACCGCCATCATTAACTACGTAACAATCATACTTATAATCATCAAGAGCAGTTTCGGAAGGATGTGATAACTGCTGCGGTGTCAGGCCAGAGTCGTAGTTTGGACGGTAGATACGTACAAGACTTGAATCAAAGTCCCCATTGAAACACTCTACCTCATTAACAAACCTTGTATCAGGAATAAGAACATAGTCCCATTCATGGCTAAACATCGTCAGAATGTCTTTGATAAAGTTCGCCCAAAAATCTTCATTCTGTTTACGAACAATATCTGTACCTACATACTGTAAAAGAGTTCTGCCAGCCTCGTCTTTATTGCCATCCCAATCAAAGAATTTCTCACAGACGTACTTAACCAAATCGCCATAATGTGCAATCAGCACACGATAACCCTCATCTTCAAGATAATCTTTAAACATTCCTGCAAGAGTATCCTTGCCATGTCGAGCCTTCCCGGAAATCAAAATTACTTTCATTTCATGCCCCCTTACAATTTTTACTTAGGCAATACATTAATTTGCTTTCAAAATCCATTCGTTCTTGATATGCTCTTTCTGGAGTGTCAAATAGTCCAAGATTAAATTGCTTTCTATCAATTTTAATGTACGCCTTGTATTTACCACTTCTCACATCAAACGAAACACCTTTATATCCAGTCAAAGAGTTTCTTGGAGGATTTCTGTTCAAAGAATTGATTTGACTATCAGCAATCCTCATGTTTGAACGGCGACAATCAAGTTTGTTTCTATTGATGTGATCAATTACTGTTTCTTTTGTTGTTTGAGTAATGTGTTTATGTAATAAAACATCTTTGCCTGTTGATGGATTTTTGCCTCTGGCATAGCCATATTCTGTCTTTCTCCAAAAAATTTTTTCTGCTATCTCTTTATCACTTTTGGAAATAAGAGCGTAATCACATACCCTATTGGTGCGGGGATAATACAATTCAATTTTGTAGTAATCCCCACACTCAATATATCTGTTACTCCGTCTTGGCATCTGTCACATACTTTTTGTACAGATCATCAAAGACAACAGGAATCATCGTCTTAAACGCCTTCAGGAGCATAATGGCAATCTCTCTCATCTGCGGATGTGCTGCGGGAGAACAACGTAAGTCAAAGAAATGCCTCCACTCCCTGATATTCATAGTGATGCAAATTTCGGTCTTGGTAGAGTTGTTGAGAACGCTTCGAGCAATCTGAGGTGTAGCACCAAGCGAAATCATTTTGTTGTAATGCTTCTCTGCATCTAAACAAGCCTCTACCCACTCATCATAGATTTGAGACTGAATGACAACATCCAACTTGCTAACCTTTGGATCGAGTTCCATGCCGCCCCGAATGTCGATATATGTAATCTCATTACCGAATTTATCCTTGGCATAATTACAATACCGTGTAGACTCTTGAGCATAACTGGCAATACGGTGACGTACTTCCTCATGGGAAACGCCTCGATCATTTGTCAGCCGAACAGTAATGTTGTAGTGTTCAATTACAGCCTCATGTCCACGATTGATAATGCCCTGTACAAAATTAACACAAGAATCATCAGTGATTTTATCTTCACTCTTATAGCAAGTGCGGCCTACTGTCTCAATGGTTTTCAAAATTTCAATACCATCAATAGGTGTAAGAATATCAAATGCCGGGGAAACAACTTTCATAAATCAGCCTCCTATATTGTTGTATTTATTGTTATTAGGATTCATTGTCAGCCTGATAGTCGGCAAAACAATACTCACAAAGATACCCTCTCTTGCCATGATCGTTAATCTTTCGCATAGTTCCATGAGAACTCCCGCACTCCATGCAACTGATCTTAACGACTTTCTTTGGCTCATCCATCTGCTCGGAGTTTTTACGCTTGGGATAATTATTGCGCTTCATTGTTGTTAGTTTCCTTTCTGTTTTTCATAAGATTTTGTAGAATAACAAAAATAATGATCACCAATCTTTTTATAGAGCAAATCATTATATTGTTTCGTTGAAAAGAACAGCACATTTGTATTCAAAACTGGATAAATCTCAGATAAAACTTCATCAACTACGTCATATTGAATTTGAGTTGGAGTAGTTGTTTCAATGTATTTTGCAGGAGAAAACTGATTCTTTTGATATATTACATCGTCAATCGTGTTAGGGAATTCATCACTCAATACTCTATTCAATACAACTTCTACAACCGCCTTTTGACCAAGATAAGATTGTCCTCTGGCCTCCAGATATACAAGTCGTGCAAGCGTTTCACGTTCGTTCTCTGTAATATGATTTGCTATTGTGGTATAGAAAGGTTCTATTACAGGAATAGTTGAATCAATATGAACTAATTGACATTTCTCACTTGATTGAATCGGTTGCACTTCTTCGACCTTGTTTTCTTGAGTCGTTATCAGACCCACCACAATGCCAAATATTAAAGCTAAAAAGCGATTGTAACTGTTAAAACTCTTTTCATGTATCTCCTTTGTTTTCATAAGGTATTCCTAAATAATCCATTACTTCACGATAACCAAGACCACCTTCCTCACGACTTTTCATCACGAACTTATAAGTGTTTGGCTCAATATCAGCTAAACGCTGAATACGATTTGGCTCTTTCTCTAAATGACAACCAAACAAGCATAATTTACATCCTGTATTATGTTCTTTGGTAAACTCAAATTTACCATTTTCAAGTTGAACTATCTCGCCATATGGAGGTGCAATGGGAATATTAAAATCATGTAGGTATCTTAATATATCCTGTCGAGTCCAAAATCCCATAGGAGTTGACTTACCATGACCATCTTTAAAAGCATTGCAGCCTGTTTTTAAGTAAGCATTTCGCCGCATTTGACTATCTTCGGCTAAAGTCCCATAAATAGGATTAGCTTTTACTTCCTTTTGAACAAGTTTAATCGGCTGCTTTTTAAGAATATCACAACAATGTTCACTAATTGGAAATGGCGCATTGATTAAAAATCTCCATTTCTTTGGAATTGACCATGTTTTTGAGATGTTGTTATCTCTGGTGTATCCAGAAAGTCTTAATACGATAGTCGCAGGACAGTTAATAGAGCGCAAATAGTTTGCTGTTTCAATTCCCTGATCAAGATACGGTTCAATATCGTCCTCATATTTCAAACCTCTTTCATCAAGAAATTCCTTTACGTCACGGATCATTCGAGCAACTTTCTTGCTTGCCACTGGATACCCTTCAGTTTTTACAACATCAAAGAAAGTAATCTTGCTTCGTACAATGTGCAAATCAATTTTTATATCATATTTGTTTTCAATATATTCGCAAAAGAATTTAACGTGTTTTGGCATAGACGCAAATTCGTTGCTTGTATTTGCATAAATAACAAGCAAGGGTTTATTACCATGCTGTTCACGATGCAATGACCAAAACTTTGCAAACATATCTAACAAAACTGAACTATCTGCCCCCCCGAAAATGAGAGGGAAACATTATATTCAGTCTTTTGACAAAACTCAAGGAACTTTGCAGTTGTTACTTGCAGCTTTGTATTAAAAGGACGTGATTGCATTTTAATCAAGTCCTCATTGGTATAAGTGTATTCTCCCATTAAATTTTTCACCTTTCATATTTACAAATTAAAAGAAGTGTGTTATAATTCAAATGCCATATTTTGAGATAAGGAGTGATCTATAATGGCAGAAGCCGAAAACAAACAGCGCAAGTTAGTTCGCCGCCCAGCAGAAGAACGTATTGCCGAGATTGACAAAAAGATTGCTGGACATAAGGACGCTATTCAAAAATTAGAGGCAAAGAAAAATACCATTCTCAATCCAAAGCCACGTGCATCAAAAGCTGCTGGCCTGAAAGCCCTTATTTCAAAAGCAAAAGAGGCTGGAATGAGCAATGAGGAAATTGCTCAGAAATTAGGGATTTCCCTTGACGAGCCTGAATCAACACCCGTTGCTGATACGGAGAAAAAGAAATAATTTACTTGATGAGGACGTGTGTTTTAGCGCACGTCCTCGCCTTTTATTTCATCATTCTTGATTTAATCCTCTGATCTTTATGTAAATCCCTAAGTAATTCATCTCTATATGCTTCGATTTTTTCATAGCAAGACTTGCAGCATACAATATATTCGTCTTTAACAGTGTTTGGGGTACGCTGCTTGGTGCTGAATTGAAACCAACGTCCACATATAGGGCAATATCCTAAGAGCCGATGTAAAATTTTCAACTAATCATCTCCATGAATTTTTGTTCAGTCAAAACCATTACGCCGAGTTGTTGCGCTTTTGCCATTTTTGATCCTGCTTTTTCGCCAGCAATGAGGTAATCTGTTTTCTTAGAAACCGAACCAGCAACCTTTGCTCCAAGTTCCTCTAACTTTTTAGTAATACCATCTCTGGTAAAGTTATGTAGTGTACCAGTTGCAACAACAATTTTGTCTTTGAATGGATTGCTTTTGACAACTGTAATCTCAGGCTTTGAAATCGTAATGTAATCAAGAAGTTTTGCAAACAGAGCAACATTCAAAGAGTCCTCGAACCATTCTTTGATACTATTAGACATTACTTCTCCAAAATCATCAAGAACAGTCCAATCGAAATCATTTCCTACTAAATCTTCAAACCTTGCAATATCATATTCACAATACTTTGCAATGGCCTTAGATGCTGTCTTACCAACATTAGGAATACCCAAAGAAACAAGGAACTTATCAAATGAAACATTTCTTGATGCTTGAATAGCATCCCACAATTTTTCATAGGAACGTGTACCGAAGCCATCCATTCGGACAATCTCATTTTTATGCTGATCAAGACGGTACAAGTCTGAAAAATCATTCAGCCATCCATTTGAGATAAAACGCTCCAGCGTTGCTTCAGACAGTCCATCAATATTCATAGCTGGTTTACTTACAAAGTGTTCAAATGCACCTAATTTCTTTCCAGCACAATGAGGATTCTTACAATACAATGTTTCTGTATTGTTTACCTTCTCAACAACAAGGCCATATCCACACACAAGACAAACATGAGGATATTCCACACAAATATTGTCTGTCCTGTTCTCAGCAGAGAGATTTTTCAATATCTGAGGAATAATCATATTGGCTTTATAAACCCTAATGTTATCGCCAATACGCAGATCAAAGTCCTTGATGTAACTCAAATTATGTACGCTGGCTCTTGTTACTACTGTCCCATCCAGATCAACAGGATCGAAAATTGCCACAGGAGTAAGCTGCCCCGTTCTACCAAGCGACCATTCAATATCCCTCAACACTGTATCTGCGGTTTCATCTTCAAATTTAAAGGCAATACCATCATTGTTATGATGAGAAGTACCGCCTTTCTGTTTTGAATAAGAGATACTGTCATATTTCATAACAAGGCCATCAATGGGAATACCTTTATTTTTTGCGCTGGCCTTTAATGACTCAATCATCTCTGAAAGATTATTTTGATGAACTTCTAATGTAAAAGGAAGAAAATCAGGTGCTTCAAATCCTATATTTACACAATAATTCATTTTTGCTTCTCTGGAGTCGCTAATGGGAATTACATCATCCAGTCCTTCGAGTACATCCCAAAGCATCCAAGCAATATTACGCTCTGCACAAATACCGCTATCAAGCTGCCTAACCGATCCTGCTGCCAAATTACGGGCATTTGCATATGGTTTTTCACCAGCAGGAAGATTGTCGTTGATTGCCTTAAAATCGCTTTCATGAATGATAGCTTCACCAACAACCCTAAGAAATCCCCTATATGGAATATTTAAAGGAATGTTTTTGAATGTTTTCGCATTATGAGTAATATCTTCTCCAACATACCCATCACCACGGGTTGAAGCCTGAATTAACTCACCGCCATCATAAATCAACTCTACTGTTAGGCCATCATACTTGAACATTAACAGACATGGATTTTCTTTTGCGAATTTCTTTAGTTCATTTTCGTCTTTAGTTTTGTCAAGCGAGAGTAAAGGAATGTCGTGTTGTACCTTTGTCAACTTGCTCTTGACTTCATATCCAACAGTCTGTGTAGGTGAATTACTTAGGATAATCCCTGTCTCATTCTCAAGCCGCTTTAACTTATCAAATAAGAAATCATATTCTGAGTCAGGGATAAGCGGATCAGAACGATTATAATAAGCATCACGACACTCATTGAGTTTTCGTACAAGGTCAACAATTATTGAACTGTTCATGCAATCTCCTTTCGTTGTTGTATTTGTTGTTATATGCTTTTTGGTAGATGGAGTATCCAAGGAACCCCCCCATCTATTATTAGTATAGTTGCATTTCTTGTTATTGTCAAGCAGTTACCGCAAAATTTTTCTGAGAAAATATGTGAACACTCCGTACAGAAAGTATCCTGAATACTGTGGATCAGGCATGAACATCATCTGAAGATCATAACGATGGTTAAATGTATGAAGGCTTGCAAGATATGCTTTTGCTGAAAACTTTGTATCATAGTTCCCCGTGATAATATCTTGATAATTTGCGTTCTCAACTAACAAATACTTCTTGCCCGGATATGTAGCCATCTCTTCCTCAAACCTTGCCCGCTGCTGTGAAAGATTGCCGCTTAGTTCCTCCAGTGATCCTTTACGTTCTACCATAATTTCTTTATCAAAGAACAAATCTCTATCAATATTCAGATCAGGATTAGCAGGAACATAAAAACTATAATCTCCATTTGACAATGCTTTTGTCTTATGGGGAATTTTCTTTTTATCAAACCAATCAAGAATATGTTGGTTCTTCTGTTCTCTGGTATCAGTAAGAATTACAATAGACCTAACAAGCTGGTCAATTTCTTTATCAGTATATTTGTATAGTTCTAAAATTCCAATCACCTCACAGATAAACCCAAAGCTATTAAATTGTTAGCAGCACCATAAGGAATCCCTTTTCCATTACAATACCACGCCAACTGTTTAGCCACTTTTTTAGAATAACCTTGTTTTATTAGATTATGAACAAATTTCTTGCGGCTCATTTTTAAATGTTTGAATGTTGCTGTAAATGAACAATTTCTATTTTGTGGAAAAGTGCCGATTATATCACCACCATCTACACATGAATCAAACGTTATGGGAGGCATTTCACTTATATTAAGTGGCCTACCATTATAGTATAAAACACTACTTTTATTTTCTCCCATTTAGGCACTCCATTCTTGGACATTATAGCCATTCTTTTGCAACCATTCTGCTACCAAATGTCTATGGCAAAAATCTCTGGGCCTTTCATAGCATACTAAAGCAACATCACGTCCTGCTGCCATTGCAGTTAAATCAGCAACTACCTGTGTAGGATTAAGCACAGAAAGAACTTGATTATCAAAACAACAGATATAATAGTCGTTATCATGATTCTCTTTCCATTTCATAAAGAAATCATATTTTGGTGCAAGTTTTTTATACTGGAGGCCATTGTAGTTATTCGGAGCCTTGCCACAAATGCTAATTGGCACAATATCTTTAGGTAACGATTTCAGTTTTGCAAAATATGTGGTATAAATCATTTCAAAATACCTTCTTCCACAGATTAATTTCACGGTAACATCTACGCATGAATTGTTTTAATTTTTGAATATCGCCAGTATTATCTTCTCCATACTTATAAAACAGTGAATCTTCCCGTCTAATATACAAACATTTGCGGTATAATGATAATGAGCCATTATATCTGCCAATGTTATGCAAATTAGATTCGGCATAATCAATGAAATTCAAAATTGAATTGGCAGCATAATAACTATCAATCTCTTTCGTTTTAAATCTCACCATTGCATTTTAACCTACTTTCTATTTAAAGCAAGATTAGCCAAGGTGATTTGTTTGATTTTCTCCCAACGATTTGCAAACGCATTTTTAAATTCAACTGGAGGTGTATTTTGAAGAATTTGAATGACACCAAGCATATATAATGTTGTCATCTGCTTAGAAAAATCAGATTCAGGAATATCAGGAAATTGCAAATTCCTACACCAAATATTGAAATTTTCATCCATTCTGATTTGTAAATCAGTAAGCCCATTATTAAATATTATAGTATGCTTTTCGCTCATAAAAAGATATTGAAGTAAAGTGGAAACTTCCCCAAGCATGAACAGTTCGTCTTTAGTTCTCACTTTCTATCCTCCTATGTCCAGTACAAAAGTATACGTCATGAATAGCTTTTTGAGCATCTTCGCACTCATAGCAATGAATACAATATTCCTTCTCACAACCATCGTACTTTGCGTTGTCTGTGCAATCAGCGCACAGACAACGTTCGTTTCCGTAAGGACATTTCATGCTGGTTCCCCTCCCTCAATAGTATTATCCCTAACGAAAGACCATTTCTTCAAGATACATTCATGATCTGTCTGGCTCTGCTGCCAGTCACCATTTTCGTCCTTAGACCAACGGCCTTCATCTGAACATTCCAGCGTTTTGATAATGTCCCCAACATTGATTGGTGCTTCATCATACTTTTTTCGGCGCACCTTAACAACCTCTGTAGAACCATCACAAAGTCGATATAGCGTCAGTTTAGGATTCTTATATTTACATTCATACTCCTGCACAAAGGCGTAATCAGGTAACATATCAGGCATTATGGTTTTGACATAGCCAATGTTGTTGAGTTCATACTTCAAACGTTCATTAAATGAAATCTCAGTATCATCTAAGTCATTCCAAATTTCATTGAGTGCTGCATCATAATCGAATTTTCGATACTGTTTGTCTGTGGCCTCAGAATATTTCATGATATAAGAGATAAATTCCTTCGGAGGATCAGACTTACTAAATTGTGAACGTTCATATAGCTTATCAAGGATTTCGACAAATCTTTTGATTTTACCAATCGAACCAAACTCATCAAAATAGCCAATCTCGATAAGAGTATTAATCTTTGCACTATTCAGGCTCTTTTTCTTTTTGAGTTCCTTCCAGAGTTCATAGAAATTCTTAAACTTCTTTTTGCCAAGTGAATACAGATCATTGGCACACCCTTGGCTCAAGCCCTTAATAGACAACAGCGAAGGATAGATTGTGTGATTATCTGGATCAGCAACGAACTTTCTGTTATCAAGGCCAAACCGATAATCACCCTCACGAATACCAAATGCCTTGCTCATTTCTTGTTTGAGTTCTGCGACCTTATCTTTCTTCCCCTTGTCTGAATATGTTTGAAGTAACACTTCGTAGAACTCATATGGATAGTGGGCTTTGAGGTAAGCATTATAAAGACTATCCAGTGCCATACAATAAGCATGGGCTGAATTGAATCCGTATCCGCAGGAGTCAGAAATAATCTGCCATACCCTTGCACTATCTTCTTCTGCCTTTTCTGCTGATACTCCCTCATCCTGTATAATCTTATCCCGGAAACCATTAATGAACCTTTCTTTTAAAGGACGCACTTTCTCAGGATGCTTTTTTGCAATAGCTTTAATAATGCCATAGCACTCATCAATAGGAAATCCGGCATAGTTTAATGTATTCATGGTCTGCTCTTGATATAGAATGAAACTCTGTGGCAATTCTTCAGTCTGAAGAATTTTGTCAAAAGCAGGAATATCGTAGGAAAAGTCCTCACGATTCTCTAACTTAGAATACATAGACTTAAAAGCTGGGCGAATGGCTGCAATAAATGCCGACAACTCAGAAACGTTCTTGGGTTGATACTTCATAGACTTTCTGGTGGTAGATGCTTTTTCAACCTGATTTACACCCATCGTATATCCATTTGCGTAAATATCCCACACGGCCTGATCATTCTTGACTAATTCCATAAGCCTATTGACTGTATGTGGCTTAATACCAATACGCTTATAAATCATATCAATTAGCAGCACTACATCAACCTTGAGAATATCATTTTTGAGAAATTTATAATTCTCTGCAATCGCACCATCAATTACGGCGGTCATATACTCTTTCTTTGTGGTGTCGCTCTTACACTTAATCAGACCAATTTCATCACGAATACTCCCAGCATACAGCAAATAAGCGCATGGAGCCTTTTTCTTATCGGTAATAATACCTTGATATTTTTTGCTTGCATCAATGTAAGAATGGTATTCTTCATCAACGTAATCGTAAATGCTAATATCGTCCTTTTCATCATCGTCAGCATATTTCATGGCTTCATCATACTTCTCTATCTGTGTAGAAATAGTATTCGCAAGTTCAAAATCCATGTTCTGAGAACGTGCATACAATTTAAAAGCACTCTTTTTCTTACACGTTCCAAAAGCAATCATAGGATAAGCATGATCCTTACCCAAGATTTCTTCCTGTGCCTCTGCTGCAATTTCTGGTGTACCCCAATTCAAATCAATATCAGGCAGCGATTTTGTTTCAAGAATACGGCTTTTACTGATAAATCGTTCCGGGTACAACTTGATAGGACTTTGGAAACGGTCAACCTTAGAGAATCCAAGGAGAGTATTAGTAAAATAGCCAACTGAACTACCACGGCCTGAATTTGTCAGAACGCCGCCTTTTTCAATGGCACGTTTTACCATGTAATAGTCGATCAGAAAGTAATCCGACATATTAGTGTCTTTGATTACTTGAACTTCTGTTTTCACTCCCTCAAAATACTCATCATACTGTTCTGGAGGAACATCATTGACATATTCCTTAAATAGCCGTGTGATCAGTTTACTATATTCTTTATTACGTTCCTCCTGCGTTAATTTAGGAAGTAACACACCATCAATGACGTGTTCTCCATCATACAAAGTAGGTAGCTTAATATCTTTGGAGAAAATCGGGTTTGGCGATCCATCTGGCAAAATGTCATAATCGTCAAATTTCAGTAGGAGGTCAGTATTATCCATTGCTCTTTGAATTTGCTTTTTGGTAAGTACATTCTGCTCCAAAAAGCGATTCATAGTAGTATCATCATCAGGATAGTCCATATACCAACCATCTTCATCTTCGTATCTGGTTGGATTTGTCGCAAGCATATAATTACGCTCTGCTTCTTGTTCTGGATAAATAAAATGACTGTCCATACCAACAATCATTTCAATACCATACTTCTCAGACAGTGCCAAAATACGCTCATTAAGATGAATTTGTGCTTCTGTCTTATGATACTGAATTTCAAGCATAAAGTTGTCTTTGAAATGTTCATGAAGTTTGACAACAATATCTTCAATGTCATCGTAATGCCAGAAAGCTATACAAGCCGTGGTGACAAAAACATCATTTGCCGGAAGGCTCAACAACAATTCAGTATCAAGACGAGGACGAAAATAATATCCATCTTCACTTGCTGTAGACAAAACAGAATTAATTGCTCTACGCCCATTTTCGTTTTTGGCAAGTAAAACAATATGAGAGTTTGTACGATCCTTTTCGTGCCTATCTTTGACCCAATATGCTTCACAACCAAAAATAAATTTCAGATCATATTTCTTAGAGAGTTCATATGTTTCAAAATAGTATCCCTGAAAACCGTGTTCCACACTGGAGATTACTTTGTGACCCAGTTCAACGGCACGTTTTGCGTAATCTTCATTTACAGCAGCCGAGTCCTTAAATCCCCAAATATTGCTATATGATGTATGACGGTGATAATTTTGCATTTACTCACCCCTATCTTCATCTTTGTTTAATTTTTCTTTTTCTTTCTTTTCGCACAAATCACATCTTGATAAATAACTTGGACATTTTTGATTGTCAATCCCACACATAGGCCAGTCTAAATCTAACATAAAATCTCCGGGCATATTATTTCTCCTTATATACAATAGAGGACAAACGATCAATTTTTACTGAAATAGCTTTTTTAATATCCTCATTAGAAATTCCTAAAATCTTTTTTACATAGTAAATAACAATTTGAACATCAGCCAATTCTTCAAGAACATTTATTTTATCGCCTTTACCACGCAATTCCTTAGAAATTTCTTTCTGTAACTCCGACAATTCTTCCATAGCAATAATAAGGTGGATACCATCATTACCAGTAGAATTGATAGAATCTGCAATTACTTTTTCAATATGTTCTTCATCCATTGGAACTGCATTTTTTAATTTATCAACAAAAAGTTGTCTATTCAATATTTCACCGCCTCTCAGTATTAACACTCCAAAATTCTACAGAAAATTCTACACTATCAGCAGTTGGTTCTTTATCAAGTTCAAGCCCTACAAATTTATAGGTAGAATCTTTATAAAATTCTGATGCAATTTTCTTGAATTTGTCATATGCGTTTTGTCCATTAATATGACAGGTCAACTTAATTTTATCATGTTGCATATAATCAACCTTTCATAAACTCAGAAGCCATTTTCCTAACAATAACTTCGGCGGTATTTTCATCATGTTCTGCATCTTTCCAAGACTTACCTTCTATAATTGCAAGAGCCTCAGCCCAGCTTAGTCCACCTCTTTGCGCTAACTGACTAAGAGACTGACCATGATTTTTCCATACTTGCTCTTCATGAATCATTACCAATCCACGGGGAATATACTGCTGCGGTCTACTACCAAGAATAGGATATGGGTCATATCGTCCAATTTTTTTATCCATATCAACTTGATTAATCAAATCTTCTAAGTTTTCATCGGTAATGCCGGGTTCTCTATCCCATGAGGGAACTCTTTTTACTGCTTCGAGAAAATCAATAATTTTCATAAAAAGCTACCTTTCGTCTATTTCACTTACTATATTTTTTCACTCGAATTTTCAACTTATATCTTTCAGCCGTTTTAATCATGTGTTGTGTTCCACGACTTTTACCATCCCAAAAGGCTACAAGTGCATCTGCATTTTGCGCCATTTCCTCATTACGAACAAATCCCGCAAACTTACCGAAGCTGCTCCAATCTGCTGGAAAGCGAGATACCTTATATCCTTTCTCATTAGCATACCGCTCTCCCAGCAGATCAGCACCTTTCGCCATGCCACAAACAACACATATTTCACTTGTTATATCTGCAAGCAAGCGATCCATAGTCAACTTCAGAAATTCATAATCTTCAAAATCTCTACCGCCAGCTATAATTACTCTGAACATCAGAACAAATCAGCATCCTCGTCTGCATCCTTTTTACGTAACTCCCATTGATCATTAAATCGCTTGAGATGAACACAAGTATTTCGGAAATTACAAAGGTTATTACAGAAGAAAGTATCCTCTGTCTCTTTGCCTGTCTTACTGAGTTTTGTGAACGACCTTGGAGGCCACTGACTTGAATCATCCTTATCCAAAGACTCAAATAAATCGGCAGATTTGTTTACATAATCCAGAGTCTCTTTCTTGAGTTCATCAGTAATCTCATACTGGCGAACATACGGCTTAATAGTATACTTAGACCTAACTTCCTCCGGCAGAGAATCCAGAGAGTTTTCATCCAAGGCTTTCTTGAGCATGATTTCAATGTCAATCTCATCATAGCCAAGTTCGGTCAGATCACTTTCGATATGATGCTGCAACTCACTTACCAACTTGCCACGGTTCAGAACCTTGACAATTTCAGTCTTGGTTTTGGAGTTGGCACGTTTCTTACCCATGAATTTGACTTCGCAGTATTTCAGCATAATCCATGACACATCACGCACCGTATACCCCTCTGCCTCTTTTGCCAGAGCATAAAGAACAAGCTGCCGCCCATGATGCAGAAGATCAGCCGCTTTGAAATCTGTAGATGTTTTCCAATCGTAAATTGAAATAGTCCCATCTGCATTTTCACGAATAAGATCAATGTAACCCTGAATATACCTGTCCTCAGACAAAGGATAGATAATCAGTTGCTCAGTCTGGAACTTTCCCTTTGGCGGCTGGAATGTCTTACAGAAATGTTTCATGTCTGCAATCCAGTTGTTGCGGATACTGTCATTACCCTTGAAATCTTTTGGAAACTCAATCCCAAGCATATCCAAATCTAAAAGTTCTTGATTCAGAGTATCAGGGAGTTCATCAACTGTAGCCTCCCCATTAATAATTTCCTCCAGCTTGTCATGAATTTTCGTTCCAAGAACACCATAAATACCATTTACTCCTTTATCATGCTCAATGTATGATTTAAAGGTTTCGTACAAACATTCCTCAATGGTATTACACTTTGAAATACTATATACATTCTTTCCAGCATCAAATAAGGCTTGAAGTCTTGGGTCTTTATCTCGCTTTGCCATAACATCTCTCCTTGCGATTGTATTTGTTGTTATTTGAAAACAAACTCATATCTATAACCAAATAACGTGCCTTTGTATTAATTCAGTGAACGCCTCTTTACCCATATCAGATGGGCTTGCTTTACTTCCTTTTGGTAAAATCTCATTGTCCTTATCAAACACATATCCTACTTTATTCTTAAACACAGCATTGTTAAGAATCAATTTCTCAGCTTGTAAGCGTATCTGATCTTCCTCCAACCCTTCATCGTAAGCCAAAATAATCTTATTTGTCATGAGAGATTTAATATGCTTGGCCTGAATATCACTTACATCACAGCCACACGTTGCCAAGCCAATACCACTCCCCATTGAATGAAGCTGCTGGACAAACTTTTCAGACTCACCAATTACAACTATGTTCTTTTGCTGGATTGTTTCATAATTGTGATGGTATCCATAAAGGGTAAGGCTGCGGGAGCATGGAATGATCGGCAACCAGCGTTCATCTTTTGAGCATTTGCTATCGTTCAACCTCCCCATGATCCCGCACAATTTACCGTCCAGTGTATATTCTGGAACAGTGATCCGCAAAGTTTCTATATCAAAACCTACATTAAAATATTCCTGTGTTTGAAAGCTAATACCATCTCGAAAGAACATGAGATTATACTTTCCTGCATACTCATCAAGAATAGAAGTATCATATGTTTGCATCGAATACTCCGGCTCTTGAATTTCTTTCATTAAGCCTTTGTAGAACCCGCCAAATGGATATTTAACCTTTCTACTAAATTGGCTCTTTTGCAATCCAAGTTCATCCGCAATAAAGTTTAATGCTTCAGGAAATGTCATACTCTCATATTTCATCACAAGAGAATACAAATTACCATGTGCATTGATTGAAAATCCATCAAACTTTAATGTGTCAAGTTTGAGCCGCATGGCTGTGGGATTGTGACCTTCATCACGGCTGAACCTGATTTCATTTTTATGCTGCCTATATGTAATCTGTGTAAAACCCATACACTCAAGAAGGGTAATACACGCATCTACATTGTTTGTTAAGTAATTCGATAATGACAAGGCATTGACGATAATATCACCCTCCCTTCTTATCGAACTTTACTTATCCCTCAAGCCACCTATTGTCAATGTAATAGAAACCATACACAAGGCCACCAATTAGTAGAACCCAAACAATCCAAAATACAACCAACTGCCATTTAACTTCTAAGAAATTAATCGTTTCTTCTATAGAACTATTGCAGTAAAAAGTAGTATTTGAAATTGTGTTGTCTGACAATACTGTGTAAATAGTTCCTTCATACTCCAAATCAGAACCATAATATACATCCCGCAAATGTGATGTTTGATAAATGGTTGTAATACTATGTTCCGGGAAATAATCTATTGTTCCATATGGAAACTCTACACCAAGAAACGAAATATTATCAACATGAAGATAATCTCTATCAATGCTATCCCATGTCCAATAATTCTCAGTTGTGGTATAAGTTTGTGTTTTACCATTGACAGTGCGTGTTCTGGTTACTGTTCTGGTGTGCATCGTATATCGCTCAGTCACTTTTGTCATTGTGGCATACTGGCCTTCAACTTCAGGATATGATACAGAACCAACCGCTGCCAAATTACCATGAACGAACGCATTACCAACATTTGTTCTCATTCCATATCTGAACAGTTCAGGATCATCATTGATCTGCAATGCTGTATTGTACTCTTGATATGAATTCATCAGGCTATCATTGATTTTGTCTGATAATACAATACCAAAAATCAACATTACTGCTACAATAGCAACACTAAAGATAATTTCTCGCTTAGTAACTTTCATGCAAATGTCCTTTACTCAAACAGATTTGTTGGAGCATCCGAAGAAACATTATAATCAAGGTATTCGTACCCAATAATTTCATATCCAAGCATCCCAAGAACCTGTCGATTCGGGAACTTCCTTACGTATTGATTATAACTCTTAACCCATTTGTTAAAGTTACTACGATAGTTCGCAATCAGATTCTCAGTAGTCGCCAACTCATTCATCAACTCACGATAGTTTTCATTGCTCTTGAGTTCTGGATAAGCCTCTGCAACGGCCTGAATCATAGTCTGAATCTCCTGAACACTTTCATCAGAGGAACTACCACGTGCATTAACAACATCCATCAAGGTCTGGTATTCATGTTCGTCATAAGCCTGAACACAGTCAACCAAATTGGGAATCAGGTCTGCTCTACGCTTTTCTTGAACCTTAATTTCTGACTGTGCTGTGTTAATCTGTTCCTCCAACGAAATAGCCTTGTTCTGAACCCCTTGGAATGAAAAGACACACAACATCACAACAGCGATTACAACCGCTGCAACAATCAAAGGCAACTTCCAATTCTTCATTTTACACACTCCTTGTTGTATTACTTGTTATTTGACATAATTAAATCATGATATAGTTCTGCAATTTCTTTCATTTTTTCAGGCAACATATCAGCAAATGACATTGCACCTACATAAGCATCACAGCCTATATCATTCGGATTTACCCACTGACTGTATTTAGTACACCGAATTTTATCATCCTTGCGTCTATTACAATCAGCAGCATCACAATGAGAACATAAACAACCTACACTCATGCCACATATTTCCCCAATTTCGCTCGAATTTTATTCATCAACTGACCAATGCGCTGACGGCTGACACCAATTCTCTCTGCAATTTCAGATTGTGTAAACCCATCAGCCAACAACTGGATAACTTCTTGCTCTTGTGGATGGCAGATTTTCTTACATAGAAAACGTATGTAATCTGTTTCTGCGGTATCTTTTTCAATGTCCACGTTATCAGGAAACATATCACCAAACTCTACAACACAATCACCATCATCTGAACTCATACGAATATTCATTGATACAATATTTTGAGCAGGAATAACACTACTCGTCTTATTGTGTCTCAATACACCATTGTACTCATTAAGCATAGTGATATATGCAAAAGTTGAGAACTGACCTTTCGTTTCATCAAAAGCCATAGCTGCTTTACACAATCCAATCGCCAAAACATCATAGTATTCTTCAAGATTGATTTTGTATTTGTGAGCAGCACCATAAATGAGTTTGTGATTATCTTCTACCATTTTTTGTTGTGTACTTGTCAGGTGTTCCATTGCTTTTACTCCTTATAATTTACTTGTGTTCATTAAATACAGAACAATATCCAATCTCTTTCCAACGATTGAATCTGCCATTGAATTGATAAAGGACTTGAATTTTGTCATCATCGTTTCTTGTTTTATCAAGAAATGCAACAATATATTTCTTATCTCGATCCAATGGAATTGTTTTTCGTACATTTGTATACTTACCGCTACTATCTTTCTCCAGTTGGTATGCTTTTACATCAAACTTTTCTCCGGGGTATTCATCATCCCAAAGCGGCCTTGCATATACCATCTCAGAAAAGACTTCCTTGATTTGCTTGGCATTAGAAAGACAACTGGCATCCAAATACCGCTTGTTCAAAGTATGTAAGGCAAGTTGATAAGTACAGATCAGAGAAATATTTTCCCGACTTGTAATCTGAAACAGTTTTCGACTATGGATAAGAAGTTGTTGCCACATAGCCTCATCAATCTCATCCTCAGATTTCATCGTGTCAAACATTATTGCCTGATACCCCAACTTGGCAAGTTTCTTAATGATCCTTTTGACCTTGTTCATATCATTGTCGAACAACTTTACAAACTGAATGTTTCCATACTTCTCTTGAGATATTTTCTTGGCCTTACGCAAATATTCCCACTGTTCATCTGTGAAGTTGCCAATTTTTAACTTCTTTCTGGTTAATCCCCAATAATCAAGTTCAGTTGTCATAATATGAACAAGCAACAACTGCTTGAAATCTTTTGACCGCTGCTCATTGCTGATTACCGCACACTTCACACCATCTTCTGTCATTGGCAAAATCATATTCTCAAAGACAAAAGAAGTTTTGCCGACACCACTATGTCCAGCAAACATATACATATCACCAAGAGGTGTACCAAGAGTCAAATAGTTCAGGATCGGACAATGCGCCCCATAGCTAATTCCCTGTGCAGACCCTTCATCACATTCCTTTAGAAACTTGTCATCAATCTCTAACGTTTCAACATCAATATCATGTGTATTCTTAATGCTTACACTGTTCAAAATGTAATCATAATAATCATACACTTCTTGATTAGTCATCTTTGCAAACTTTTCTATGTTGTCGATCACATTGAACCCCTTATCATGTAATGTCATTAAGGTATTCATTTTTGCAATCTTGTCATAGTAAGCATCAACGTTTTCAGGATTGACTAATGAGCAAAGTTCACTAACTGTCGCATAACCTCCAAGTTCATCAAAGTGCTTTTTAACAGTAGGCTTATTTTCAAGAAATGTGTAAATTGTAACATTGTCAAATGATCTAAACCCTTGATTATACATTTGTCGCCCAAGCGAGAAATAAAATGTACCATCTTCAGTTTTTAGCGTCCGATCATCATTGACATTAATTCTCTGAAAATCGTCAAATAAATCTGGCTGCTTCCATAGGCAAAATACAAACGTAGCCTCTGCGCTCTCTCGACCTTTAATTAATTCCTGCGGATAATTTTTAAGACTTATTTGTATCACCATCCTTAATTGTCACTCGGAGTTCTACAATTCGACCATCTTTTAATGTCCATTGATAGCCATTGGACGATGTTTTAGTACAATCAAGACCACCAAGCAACTCTTGCACCATGTAATCACGGACAGCATTTATGGCTTCATCTGTACATTCAGTTTTGTTTTGCCACAAATTGCCCTTCTTGTTTAATGTTCCTGCATATATGCCAAAACAGCCCGCACCAACATGATAATCAGCCATCAGTAGTAATTCCTAACTTCTCACAGATTTCGTCTAATGTCATGCCAGCGGCGAGTGCCTTGTTAATAATCTTTTCTACCGCATCGAAATATTCACGTTCAGTCATTGCCAGTTCCTCCTTATAATTCGTCATCATTAAGAAAGCTGCTTATATCCTTCCCTCTGCGTTTTGTGCCAATGCTGGACAAATCACCACATTCGATTTCGGTTTTCTTTGTATTCTCACTTTGCTTTTCTCTACGAATACGATCAGAACGTACATCAGAGAGTTTGTCTTTTACCATTGCAAAGATGTAAGATAACTTTCCATACTCTGTTTCAAATTGTTTATGTTCCATCCAGTAACAAATATCATCGTGACATTTCTGAAAAGTTTCCAGAATGGTTTCATAATCGTAGAATGAAAGTTCCTTAATTTTTTTGGGAAGGGATGTGGGGAAGGGCTGACCATCCCCATATCCCAAAAACTCATAGCAGATATAATCAATCAGAGATTTATAAGTTTCCTTTTGCTTTTGCTCTGCATCATATATCTCTTGATTTTTATAGTAATACTTCCCAATCTTTACAAAGGTATCAGTTGTCCCGGTTTCACCCGTGATATGGCATTTACATGACCTTGCCATAACTGATTATCCTCCTTTGAATCACTTGCTACTATTACTGCTTACACGTGTCTTAAAGAAGCTGCCGATTGTTGCGAGTGTACCACAAGCCAGAGGAATAATATCTGGTGTGAATCGTGTCGTGTCAAACATCAAGTTTAATCCGTTTGTAATTGTAGTGCCAATACACATCTGCATAATCCAGCCACCAAAATAGGCAAGGCCAAAATAAATGACAGGCTCAAAGATACAAAACAGAATAATACCGATGATCCAACCAATAATACTACCACTACTGTATCTATTCATATCATTCATCCTCATTCAGCATAGCGACAATGGCCTCAAGGTTCGCAGTAGGAATTTCATCTGCGTTCTTGAAATTCGGAATATCATGCTCTGCCATAAAAGCCTTTACCTTTTTCTTAGTTGCGGCACTTACATCAGAGAACTTATTCTGAATGGTGCTAACCAACTCGGCGTTCTTTTCCTCGTCAACCTTGTTTGCTGCATCATGTTCCAGCTTCTCAGCAACCTCGGCCTCCTTCTGCTTACGTGCCTTCTCTAAATCTTTCTTAGACTGTTCCACAGTCTTGTCGCCCTTACTGTGTTCAGCCATAATTGCATCAGTGATTGCCTTGATAAAAGCGTCAGAATCCAGAGGAATTTCATCAACAATATCAGCAAAGCGAGACTTAGAATCGACACTGTAGTTATCATCACGGAAAGAAATGCGGCGGCTCTCACTCATAACCTTACCCTTGACTTCTTCCTGCTTGGTAACAACATTCTTCTTGCCCGTTTTCTGCTTGACAATCTCACGGTCAATGTAGGCGACACCAAGAAAATGCAACTTGGTCTTGAGGGCATTGAAATAACGCTGGCTCATATTGGTTGTCAAGATAGAATAAGACTCACCAGTAATCGGATCATCAACATCCTTTTTCTTGGTATGTCCAATCGCAATAAATGAAACACCAACGCCCTTCAGTTCCCACAACTTATCAAGTACAATCTGAATTGCCTTATCCTCGCCAGCCATAAAGCCGCCGAACGCTGCCTTAATAGAAGTAATCTTTGGCTTATCAGGATTAGCCCTATTGTGCATACGGATAACTTCAGGCTCCGCAATCTCAAGCAACTGATCAAATGTATCAAGAACAACAACACGCAAATCCTTGTAATCAGTCAACTTATTTTCAATCACGTCATCACAGAACTCCTTGAATTTAGCCCAATCAGGAATCTTTTCAGATACAATCCCATTAATAGCATCGTGTCCATCTTCCTTACCAATGTCGAGGGCAATATAGCCCTCATCACCAGCCAACTTCTCACAGACCTCCTTGATAACAGTGGACTTACCAATACCACTCTCACCGATCAGACCAATGTTATAAGCCAAAGGGTCAATGCAAATCTCACGCTTCTGTCCAAATTTCCTTGCCATATTTATCTACCTCCCCCTTAAAACAGGTCATCTTCATCAACACCATCATTCTTCTTGTCCTCGTCAAACGGAGGATCATCGTCATTAGACTCGGTGTTCTTGGCTTTCTTAGAGTTCTTTTTAGCCTCTTCCATAGTTTCATCCTGCGGAGGCTGATAAATCTTTTCCTCGAACTCATCTCCCTTGTCATCAGCAAGCCGACAATATCCATCTTTGAAATCGTCAGACGAAATGATAACATCCTTCAGTCTGAATTCATCAACCCGATCACCAAAGACATTTCCCTTCGGACGGAAATCATCAACAGTGCGAATACCAAGTTCAACTTGTTCACGCTGCCGCTCAGTCAACATAGACTCGTCAAAGTCAACTTCTTCAGCACCACGCAGAAGAACAATCTCCCAAGGGATATGGACGTACTCATCACCCTTTACAGTAACAATCTCATCCTGATCGTTCTGAACCTTCATCTTGGCAACATTAAGATAACTCATCTTGTTAGCCAGCAGCTTCTTGTGCTTCTCATTCTCAGGATCATACTTTGCGCCAGAGAACACACACTGAATGGGAACAAACTTCCTACCCTCATCCTTGTTAATATACTGCTCAATGTAGCAATCCAGAGTCATCTTCTTATTCTCTGCATAATCAGAATCATCCAGACTGGACTTGTTATAGAACAAATCAGCAGTAATCAGCAAACGACTCTTGCGCTCTTCGGGGGCGGCAAAAACATTCTGGATACGGAACTTGCTAAAATACATCTTCTTCTTGGCGTACCAATCACGAGTGAACTGGCCTGTAACCACCACACGCCCATCGTACTGAGGAAGATACTCCTGCAAGTGCTGAATCATGTCATAGACGGTGATGAACTCCTGCCGACCACCACATTCCTCACCAAGATCAACAATGTACTTACGATAACTGGCAACCTTATCAACAATTTCCTCATCGAAACGGTCATCCCAATCAACATCCATCTTCTCATTGTCGGCATCCATTGTCTTAATTGTGGACTGAACACTATCAAAAGCCTCAACAAATGCCATATTTGAGTCCGTTTCCTTAACACCAAACGTCATAGAAAGTGTCTTGCGCTTCTTTTTAGTCTGCTTATCAACATACTCACCCTCCTTGCAGAAAGGACGCTTGGTATCTGACTTCTGCTTGGGAATGACGGGAGTACCAACAAAACTGAATCGTGCTTGATAACTCATTTACTTTTTCTCCTTTACTGTTTTTAAATAGCTTCAAAATTAAATTCCAAATACTTTCGTGAGGCCAGATAGTCACACAGATGAACATATTTCTGAAACTTATTCTTAGGCTTTGGCAACTCAACTTTAGAATACTTTGATGTATTCCATTGCCCCATATGAGATTCAATGGCGTTTACTACAAAGGCTTCCTGTTCATCAGTCAACAACTGACTTTCAATATTGCACCTCTTTACAAAATTCGCTGCAAAAATAGGATGGTCAAATACTGTCCTCTTTCCATTGCCATCACCCTGTTTCAAGCCATCATGAAGAATAAGGCTTACAATAATCAAGTCTTGCTCGTCATTAGTAAATGGGAACATTTCAAGATTAAACAGTTCATGAGCAATGGATACAGCAGCTTTGGTATGCCGGACAAGGCCACCATCTCCAAGAGCATAAGAAGGATGATACTTGCCACTTGACGATGCAGGAACCGTAAAGAAATAGTCAGGAAGATTGTTTACACAATATGTAGCAAACTTTGCAATTTTCTCTGAATGAATCCAGCCAATTTCTTTTTCAAACGTATCCCTATTCATTAGTCCTCCAGAAAGTTCTTAAACTTCTCGATGATCTTAGCGTTGTGAGAGAACTGCTGCTCCATAGAACCATCCAAACGCTCAAGTTCGGCCTTATAGGACTCAATCTCCTGACGAGTAGAATTGATACGGGCATTTACATTTGCCAGCCTATCAATCGTTGTGGTAATCACGGATACTGCGTTCTCAGAATCCTTCATCAGACTGTCTAACTGCGCCGCCTTTTCGGTCAAAATAGTGGAATTGCTCTGTGACTTACGCATCATTTTCATTCTCCTTTTTATCTGTATTATTTGTAGTTTCCTCTGACTTGCTTTCTGTATCGTTGTTCTCGTCCTGTTTGTTGTTAATTGCCAAATTGTGATTACACCACTGACGTAAAAGCATCAACTGCTTCTGAGGATTAAGATTCTTATTCTGATTCATCTTCTCAAGAATAGAACCACACATGGTTTTCATACCAGCAGACAATCCAAGCACATATGCCTTTTTCATCAAACGCTGAATCATTTCCTCTGTCTCGTTCTTTGCCTTCTGCTTTGGATCAGTAACTTCCTCAACAGGATTAGTGCCACTTTCTAACTCTACAATCTTTGCCATCTTATACCTTCTTTCTTGTTGTATTTATTGTTATAAGCCCTTGAAAATATGCTTTATAACCTCTTTTGTCCACCCATTGCCGCAGAGTGAACGCCGAACATTGTCACTATATCCTTCTGTAAAATTATCTGGCAATGTTTGTAACCTCTCATACTCAACAGGTGTCAGTTTGCGAATACGTCCATTATCCCAAACTTTCTTTTCTTGATAACCACCATTCACACAAGTCAAAGTTGCACATTTAAATTGAGGATTGTAAACTCGTTTCAACATATCATGTGTATTAACTTGTAATGTAGCGATTACTTTTTTATCTTCACCATGAAAGATATATGGTTTATCATAATAATCTTTCTCTGGCGCATCTGATACCATTATATCTTTCAGGACGGTTGTGTTTAATTTAGGCAGCGAACCAATATGAATATTCGTCCAATACAATCTCTCCCTGTCTTGTGCAGAAAAGAGATTTGAATTTATCAACTGAGGAATTTGCCCCCCCAAGTTATCGGTAATAATATTCTGATCAGTCTTGCTTTTTGGAACTACATTCTCCAACAGGAACCATTTTGGCTGAATTTCTTTGACGGCTCTTGCATACTCAAAGAAAATGCCAGATTTGCCCTTCAGTCCTGAACATACTTGATTGTTTTCTTGCCGGACTACCGATAAACTCTGGCAGCACGTACCAGCCATCACCAGATCAAAACCTTTAAACTGTGAAAAATCTGCTCCAATAACATCTCCATGATGAATAATTTCAGGAAAATGCCTTTTACTAAGTTCGATAGCTGGTTCAAAAATTTCATAAGTATGGTATTCATCAACTGGTATTCCTAATTCTTTTAAAGCCAGCAATCCAGTTTCAAGACCACCACAAATTGATAAAACTCTTAATCCCATCACATCACCAACATGGAGAATTTACAACGGCGTACATTCTGTTATCACCACGGAAAATAAAATCACGAATTCCATGCTCAATAAAATCTGTGTAACTTCTAATTTCAATACATTCAGTTCCGTCAAGCTGATATACTTTCTTTCCAGCATTAAAAGCATAGATGATTTCATTAAATACTCCATGTCCGATCATTCCTGAAAATGTAGAGAACACAATAGCCTCACAGTCATCGAGTGCTTTATATGCGTAATCAAGAATGACGCTTTCTGGTTGATCTTGCGGGATGGTTGTGCGAGGATTTACAATAACTGCATCTTTAAATTGCCGTTCAATACACTTGATTTCAAAATTTTCTATAGGCGTATCGTACTTCCAAACATGATGAGCATAGTAAATTTTCATTAGCATCTCTCCTTATAATCAAAATAGTCTGCATCCTTGATTTTTGAATTCATTAACTTGTTTATTCCATTGTTCTTGAGTCCATCCAAACTCTTTCATTAAACACTTCTTGCATTTGAATTTCTCAATATCACGACCAAACATCTTCATGTTCATTGCTAAAGTGTTTTTATCTTTTATTTTTAATGGCTGACTTCGCTTGCTAATACAGCCATTTGAACAATATCGGTTGAAATACTTTTTCGCAACTTCTATATCTAACCCGGAATGTTCTGCATATTCCTGAATGACCTCATCTGTTGGCTCTGTACGAAAGACACCACCTGTCCATGCTTTTGTAACATATTCTTTAATTGTGCAATTCATAATCAGCCATTTATTGTTACTGACAAAATCATTACGAAGAATATCTCTCCAACGATTATAAAGATATGGATACCAGAACTTATCAAGAACCCATGTGTATTTTGTATAATACGGACAAGCAATTCCACATCCAACTCTTGTATATCCATATTTGTATTTAGGATTTACTTCAATATCTTCTGCAAGAATATAAAGCCAAATATCTAATTCTGACCACTTGCGAATAGGTAAAACCCCTATCCAATCACGATTACCCCATAATGGATTCTTTATAATATCCTCATAGTTTGATCGCTGATTACTTTCTCCGTTACGAATACCAAACATAAACAAAAGTTTGTCATCTGCGTTGAAATAATCTATTGTTGGCCTTTCCTTGAAATATTGACAACAAAATCTTGTAAATCTATTTGGTATCATTCTGCTATTATGAACATATTGATAAAATCCACCGTATTGAGGATCAGGAAAGATGTGCTGATACCCATTGCGCTTTGCCATTTGATTACTTTCTGCTACATCAAGTGTTGTGACATTAAAGAATGTTTCAAAATTCAATTCAGCTTTTTTAGCAAGATGAGTTACCACCATACTATCTTTACCAGTAGAATTTGTATTGATAATTCTTCGATCTGTATGTAAACCATATTGTTGCAACAAATTTATACTTTCTTGTTCTATCTGGTAAAGCCTATTTCGATTTCTCTGAATTGCTTCTTGCCACGTTTCAAAGTCATCAAAGTTTTTATTCTGCTTATGCTTAGTTAAAGTCAGATGTAAATTATCATCAACCGATACACGGTATAATAAAACTACTTGCCCCCCCGTCTGAAGGCTTTTACAATGTTGTTATCAAGCCAAAAAGTGTTTTCATGGAACCAATCTACATCACAATTATGGCTTTTCAAAAATTGTATATATTCCGGGAAAATAGGCTGCATTTCAACACCCTTTCATTTCTTGATCTACTCGTTGACAAGCAACTTCATAATACTTTTCATCAAGTTCATATCCAATAAACTTGCGTCCTGTATGTAATGCTGCCAATGCTGTTGAACCACTTCCCATAAAAGGATCACAAATTATGTCTTTTTCATTGCTATGTATTTTTATCAAATCTTCAATTAGGGCTGTCGGTTTTTGCGTAGGATGAAATCTTTGCTTTGCAGAAACGATTGGATAAACAAAAATTGTATTTTCATATGTTTCTCTTTGCCTATTAAAAGTCCAACCCTTTCCTTTTGTAGCCCAAATTGCAAATTCACAAGTAGTTACATAAAGTCTATCTCTATTCCGTGGCATTGGATTTGTCTTTTGCCATTGAATCATTTCTTTTATTAAACACCCATTTTGTTCGAGCATATCTGCAATTTGTCCCATATTTCTCCAAGCATTAAAAATAATAATGTTTCCACCACTTTTTAAAATACGAATCGCATTAGGTATCCAACCAGTTAAATCAAATCCTTTATCCCATTCTCCAAAATCAATCCCATGTCTACCTTTTAAAGTATGGAAATTATTTTTAACGCTTATATTGTATGGAGGATCAGTCAGAATCAAGTCAACCGATTCATCAGGCATCAATGACATTCCTTTGATACAATCATCATTGAATATTACGTTTGTTCGTAAAGAACCTTTATCAAGTGGTAGTGCTTGCCCCCCCCAAGTTTTAGTTGTTGCTGCCATTCTGTACCCCTCAACCAAATGCGGGAACAGGGTGCATGGGAGCAGTACAACAAGCAAGGATACAGGCCAAAGCAACAACCATCACAGCAATGCTTAAAAGTCGAATTTTATGTACTCTTTTTTGTTCCATACGTGTCATGCTATTATCATCTCCAATGTTTGTATTTCTTGTTATTTATCAAAAATATATAGTTGTTCCATAATGTCAATCCGTGACGCATTATCCAGCGTTCGCTTAACTGGTTTCGACCAGATTGACTTCCATCCATCCGGGGATGCCTGTTCTGATACCAGAACGATGTTGTCTCTTGAACATTGTTTAGCCCACGCCCAAAACTCATCATGATTAAATGTCTGCTGATAGCCTGTTGTGTTCTTATATGGAATATCGCAGTAGATTACGCCGCCTTTGAACTTAGACATATCAAGTTGCTGGTAATCAAACTCTCCAAATTCAATCCCTGACAAATTTGGGATTTGTGTCATCAGGTTTCGCTTTGCTTCGTCATAGTAGTTTCTGATTGTACCAATCTTTGTTCTTACTGTACCAGCCCGACCACCGAAAAACTTTCCGTTATATGATGCAAGAAAGCCAACTACACCGATATACCAATCTGGATATTTACCGTCTTGATTTTGCCACGACTTCCTTACATCACTATACTCTTGCTTTGAAATGTCATCTGGCAATCCATCTATCATATCCAAATGTTTGAATAACTCAATCAAGTAATGATTAATGTCGTAACCAATCTTTCTCTTGCAAGAAATTTTATCAATTACATTTGCCCCCCCCGATGAAAGGCTCTAAGTAAAAGTTTGCGTCCGTTTTGTCGATGTATGACTGAATAATAGGAACAATATGCTTGGCGATCCGAGACTTGCTGCCAACATATTTAATTTCACATCACTCCCTTAATTTAATCCAAAACCCAAGGTCTGAAAGACCTTTGATTTCTTTGTCAAAGTTGTCTTGAGTGAAAACAACAACTTCACTTGGGAACGGTGCTGGATCAGCACCATCGTTGAACTTTAACCGCCCTCTAACAAAGCAGATATACTTTGCATGAGCAAACACATATTCGTGTTGTGGCCTTGTATCTGTTCTTGCTGGTATAAGCATGACCGCTGTGATCTTGTTGTTTTCACTCTCTGAACAACATTTCTCAATCCAATCCTCTTGTCCGGGATTATCCTTCGTCCTACGACTGTACGGTGGATTACAGAAAACTACTTGCCCCCCCAATTTTGCGAGAGGCCATCATCCTGCACAGTGTAGAATTTATCGCACTTATGATTGTTTTCGTCTGCACACGGATCAAGAGTGAAACGGAATACTTGATTCAAGCGGTCAAAGAACTTCTGCGGAGTTCCCCAGCTATTATTACCAGTGCTTAATAAAACTCTGTCCATTCTTTAACCTCGTTGTTGTATTTCTTGTTATTTGCTTTCAATCAACTGTTGCATGAACATATCACGCAACGGAATGATATGATTGGGATGTTCCCGATCTCTAATTTCCTTACAGAAGCCATAGAACTTATTTTCAAGCGGAGTAAGCAGCGATCCCATACGGCGATACTGTCCGCTTCTGAATACTTCCTGTGCAACAGACCGCATATGTTTCCACAAATGATAGTAATAGCACTTGAATTTTACCATGTACCCAGCATTGTCCTCAACAACAAAACCTTCAACTACATTGCCATCATAAAGATATTCCTCATCCATGATTTCAGTATACCAGTTACGGAAACTCTGCCAATCCATAAACTGATATGCACGTGTCTTAACTTCAAATCCGAACTCTTTACCGATCTGAACAAGCTGCTGATAAGGCAATTTCTCATATTCAAGTTGATTTTTTACAATATCCAACAAGAACAAATGTGATTTGTCGTATTTGATAATGTGAGGATCATTTTCCATGTCTACACACTCAAATACCATTGTGACATTCTTCCGTTTCAGATATTCCTTCAGGCCAGCAACGTCATTTACATTCTCATAGAACATTGCCTTCAACCATGCTGAAAACTCGCTATCAGGACTGGACTTGCTGGTAATAAAGAAATCATCTGTATCAGGATTATATGACACCATGCCAAGGAATCCATTCTCTTTTACATATGCAGTAACGGGGAACTTCAACTTATGCTGGAGCATACTAAACTTTGTTTCTGCTCTCTCATTAACATTAAAGAATTTTGGGTAAGAACGGGCAACTACAGTTCCATTTGCTGTATTAATAAACAAACCTCTGGCCTTAGTAGTCTGCTCATTCCACTTCTTATCATAGAAAGCCTCACGGGTAAAGTTGAAAGAGGAAATGTCGCCATACTTCTTTTCGTAAATGTATTTGTTCTGACGCATTTTATCCACAACTTCCATAACGTTTTGCTCTGTTTCAGTATATTCAGTTGGTACAACTGCTTCCTCGTTAGTCTGCTCTTTAAACACTGTGTTTCTGATCATTACAGGATGAAAACCGTCTGCATCCAAAACTACAGCCCGAAGATTACCGCCGAACTCAACGTTACCTTCCAGATCAAAACACCGTTTTGACACCGTAATCGGAGAATCCTCAGTGTTACGATGACCAAACACCTGATATGTATTCTCAGGCATAATTTCATCAAATGTCTTTGCAACATCTAAGTATTCACTATACCGTCCAACTCCACGAATCATCTGTTCAGATGCAATCTCTGTCAGATTATCAGGAATTACACTTAAACCAGCATGAGTAACCAAAACAGTTTTTTCATTGTATGTATAATACACACACTGATTAAATTTACGATACAACATTCGAGCAATTTTAGAATCCAACCCCCCAGCCTCAAGCTGCTTGCGGGTAACTTTCTCAAACTCTGCTGATTTAGATGTACCACCATGCGCCCAATACCAAAGCCAGCGTTCATGATTTCCTTCCAGCAATATTACATTGGGACGATTCATGTTTTCATACAGGAAGTTGATTACTTCTACATTTTCAATACCACGATCAATATAATCACCGCAGAAAATATATAATTCATCATCTTTGAATCCATCATTCAAATACTCTTTCAAGACGGTATAGCATCCGTGAATATCTCCAATATGATGAATCCTCTTATAATGAGAGAAATCGCTTGGCTTATACCAAATTTTATCC